AATGGTATCTTGCCCAATAAGGCAATTCGCGTCACCTTGCGACCAGATATAATACGTGTCGAAGTCCACGCCGGAGTCAATCAGTTCGTTTACTCCATTCTTAATGTAACTGACCAAATTGGAGTAGTAAGCCCCTCCAGGGCTCCATTGCTGCATAGTTGTTGACCCAATACCATACTTTATGAGGTACAGGTTGTCGTAGTCGGTGAGCTTTTTGAATTGTGCAGCCAGCGACAGTTCATAGCCATGCTTGCTGGCAGAAATGCCAAGGTTATTGGTTCCGATGACCAGCGGCTCAAATTTGAGTTTTGTTTGGTTTAGGATATAGGTATTGCTTGGGGAAAGTTCGCCAACAGTTGCAGAGCTGTTCAACGCATCTCCAGCAATAAGAGATTGTCCATTCAGAATGAGCAACAGATTCTTTCGCGGCAATTTGTTCACCTTTCTCCAAGCCTCTTGGTGAAAAGAAGGGGTTGTTCCTGTATTGGAAGATGTAAGCGATTTGTACACGTCGCCTGAATAAGTCACAACAGCACCAGTGGCATATGTTGTCGAAGATGACCAAGGTCTCACGGAAGTTTCGACAGATGTTTCCAGGCTTTGTATGTTCTGCTTTATTGTCTGGTTATCTGGTATAGTTGCACCTGTGTATGTTCCCATACTGGTAGATCCATCAAGCCTGCCAGATAATGTTTGTAAATTATTAATATCTGTCCTTAGAACTGTTACAGAATCAGCATCCGCATAAGTGCTGCCTAAACTTCCATCGAACATTTCACCAACCGAAACAACCAAAGTGTTTGCATCCTTTACCCGAAAAAGAAACTGTGCCTTTGTGGGCTTACTGGCATTGATTACGGGCACCCCTACACTAGACGGCGTGAAGTATGAACTGTCCACCGTGAAACCGTGCGAAGTAGCCGTAAAACTCCCTCGGTAGCCTATTTCGACAACGTTGACGGAAACCACTTTCGTGACCACTGCTTGTGCGATGATAGGCGTAGTGGCTTGAGCGCCAACCAAAATCCCCCCTACAAATGCAACTGGTTGGCCTACGACGAATCCGTGTGAGTTTTTGGTGATTGTGTCCCGGACTGGGGAGTCACTTAACCCGCCACCTGTGGACACTGCCACCCAAGTAGATCCAGTCCCGACAAAGTCCGGGTTTGTGCTTTTGGACGAAGCCCTGTAAATATCACCAGTAGATGAATTAACCAATAATTGCCCGACATACCAAGCAACGTCAGTGCCATTGACAGGGGCACCTGCTTTTGAAAGCACTTGGTCAGCAGCTTTTTGGCTTAAAACCAATTCATTAGAAGCACCTAAACCAAGATCAAAATTTGTATCATCACTATTTAAAGTAGGTAAATCTCCACTACCATTACCAATATAATATTCACCACTTGCCCTTAAACGGATATTACTGGCATTATCAAATGTAAGATCTTGCCCATTCATCGGAACAGTTCTACTAGCAGAAGCAGCTACAAGAGTACCTTGGGTAATATTACCCTTAGAAGCAGCCAAGGCTAAAAGACTATCTGCCAAATACCAGCTATGCTCATTTACAATTTGATTATCATTGTCAGTCATATTGGCTGTCCAAGGAACAAACTTGTAATTAGCAGTACCCCTAGAAATTTCAGCCGCACTGGTGGGTACACTAGAAATTCCAGTTACACCAACATTGCTTACCCGAATAGTAGCATTGGTTCCAGATGCAGAAACAATAGTTGTGATATTGAGAGTGTAAAGAATACCACTATCATTGAAATAAAGTTTATCATTTACAGTAATATCACCTGCATCATACACACCACCAGGTGAGTCAAAATTTGTCACACCAACTTGCCAGTAACCGGCACCAGAACCAGTCTGTGAAATATTGCATTTTCCAGTAAATACTCTTGGTACTTGACCAAACGCGAGGCTGGAAATAAGCAGTAAGAAAAGGACTATTTTATTTTTCATTCAAATTAAATTTAGAATCCAGAGAATGCAAGCAAATAACCTTGAGCACCAATATTTGATCCAGACATCCTTATGGTAATAGAATTGCCAGTAGCACCTATAACACTAAGGAAAGGATTGTTGTCTGTATCAATTGAAGCAGAGTTACTTGCCGAAAGAGGATTTGCTGTAGGGATACTTACCTTTTGTACTTGAGGAACCCGTAAAGTCGTTATACCATTATTACCATCTGTATTCACAAATCGTACTGTGATCCAGTCAGTAAATCCACCACCATCACCAGCAGTTTGTATATCTGCTGTAACACAGACAAGCTGGGCTGCAAATAAATAAGCACCAGCAGGAATAGTAACAGTATAAGCGCCAGAAGAAAAGCTACAAGTAGTACCTGTAGCAGAAGCAGTGACACGAAGAAAAGAGCCAGCATTACCACCCGTAATGCTTACATTTTCTTGAATAACACTTGCACCAGAAAAAGTATAGGTTGCAGTGTTACTTGCATATGAACCTGTCACACTTCCAACAATGTCAACTACATTGACTATTCCGCTGGTTCCAAGATCTACACCATTTACTTTGAACTGAATATCTTGCTGTTTTTCGGTATCGACTTCCTGTAGGGCAGCTTGTACATTGGTAGATGCCAAAGTACCCGCTGGGGTAAATTGCACTTCTGAGGCAACCTGGTCATCTGTACCAGAGCCTCCAGAGGATAGATCCTCTTGTGCAACATAAAGAGACACATCATTCGCTAAACCACCATCTCCGGGGAGAGGAAGCCTATTGTATGACCTGTTATTGTCGGTCAGAGATCTTTGAAGTTTTGCCATTTTTTCAAAAAAATAAGGGGTGGGAGTAGACCTCCACACCCCCTGGTTTACCTGTTGTTACAGGAAATTATGCAAACGGAGCAGCAGCAGTGGCTGCACCAAGATATTCGATATTGCCAAAAACATCATCAGCACTTTTCATCCAAGCGCCAAGAATGTTGTTCAGGCCAGTTACAGTCGTAGAAGCCGTAGTAGCCACAGTGTAGCCACCAGCCGCAGAAACAACTGCCGTAGGGTTGGAAATAGCACAGGGAAGTGCAATAACCACTTTACGAGCATGCTTGGTATCACTGTTCAGCGATTCCGTAATGTCTTCTGCCGAGATAACCGTAATGGCATAGTTCAACGTTTCATCCACATAGGAAGGAGCTTGAACAAATGGCATCCCGTTGACATACTCGTTTTGATAACCAAATTGCATTTGACGAGCCCTTTTCTCAAACATCAGTTTTACTTGGCGACCATAACCAAACCCTTCAAAAGCAGGGCAAGCTTTGGTTGCAGTGAAAACAAGACTGTTATTGAAACCAAGGTTCTTCAAGGCAACCCTACGTTCCACAACGTAGTCAGAAGCTTCCGTAAGAGCCTGGGGCAAAGTCATAATAAGCAGAGCATCCACGGTGGCTGCAGAACCAGGAACAACAGAGTTCAGGTTCTCAATAGTGGAAGCGGCTACGATATTGGTATCAGCCAAAGCACGTTGCAGGGTTGCAATAGCCTCCGTGTCAAACACGTAGCTATACTGAACACTGTTCACAAGGGCAACGTTAACGGAAGTACCAGCCTGAATAGCCGACATTGCCGTACCAGAACCACCTGCAAGCTTAATCCCAAACATGACAAACGGAGAAACACCCCTACCAACCACGGAATCAGCCAAAGACTTGATACCAAGGTTTTGAAGAATAAAGTCATCCGAATCAACTGGGAGAGTTGCAGGAGTCGTAATGGAATAAGCCTTGGTATCGAAATTGTCACCTTGGACAAAATCAGCCCTAACGCTTTCCATATCCATGAAGAAGTTGTAAGTGGTGCTTACAACAGGCGTACCAATACCTTCCAGTAGAACAGCACCATTCGTTGCCGGAGCAAATTTAGTCGTACTAACAGATTGAATAGTCTTGGCATCCAAATAAGGACTGCGTACAACAGCCTTGTGACCATTCCCCATTGCACTGACGGCACTGAGATTGGTACTGTTTGGGGTACCTTGAACCAGTTCAACTTTGGTAACGTTTGTGCTAGTGTCACCAGCAGTGATAAGCGTACCAGGAAGACGGGTACCATGAGTGTCTTTAGAATTGACACCAAGTTGACCAGAAGCGATATTCAAAGAATTACCGGTTCCAGTAAGAGACGTGGCAGTTGCTACAGCCTGATTGCCACTGGCTACGAGGAGAACCTCAGTAGCGATTTGTTGATTAGATGAACGTTTCGCCATTTTTAATTAGCTTGAATTTGAGCAATTTTTTGCTCTGTTAATTGAATTGAATTGTCTTTGAGAATTCTTTGTGCTTCTCGCACAGCATAATCCACAATGAGATCATGGTACCTAGAGTCTATTTCACAGTCAACTGGAGGTGTTGTAAGGTTGTAATACTGATTACAGTTGGTTCCACCACTAGATACACACTGTGCATATTCGATGGAATTGTAGTTTCCAAAAAACACCTCTTTTGGCTTCCTGATATAGTCGATCTGAATTGATGTGACAACAAAACCTGGAGCAGAATAAATGTAAAGATTCTGCGTAAGGGAGGTTGAAGACTTTGCCAATACGGCTACAAGCCTCTTCCACTTCTTACTCGGTTGTTGGTGAAAATCGTCAAGGATAATGTTCAACTTGTCGTGGCCTAAAATCTGTGTATCTGCAATCAACACATTTCCACAATTGGTATTTGCGACAATTCGCTTGATTCTCAAAAGTGGATATTTTAGAGCCGACAGATTGAATTGATAAACATTACCAGAGACGGTAATCGGAAGAAGCACAGGTTGTTCAGGAGTGGTTACCAGAAGATTTCCTACCATATCGAGATCCTGGAGCGTATTTTCAGGATAGGAAAATTCTTCGATAAAAATGATTTGACTGTTGTTTATCTTCTCGTCTATTTGATACGGGCTTAAATCCCGATAGTTGTTACTGTTCAATTTGTTGTAACGCTCCTTAAACAACCAGTGCATCTTCTGTATAATCATCGTGTTTTAATACCTTTTGATTTTAGTTCATCTTCGAACTCTACAAAGTAGTTGCCTTTTTCCAAAGAGTTTTTGCTCTCCTGGAGCATTGCATCTATAAAGAGTTCTTGATTCTTCCAAGTGTACCAGGTCTTATTACCGTTTACCTGTGAGAACCAAAGGAACTGTCCATCTTTTCTACCAAGTACCCTAGAGTTGATACCCTGCTGAACCATGTACTTGATCTGGAACAATTCCGGTTGCTCATAGAATTCTTTGACCTTGGTTCTGAAAGATTCAATGTTTTCCTCTTGAACCTTGCTCTTAGCCTTGATGAACTGGTTGATCTTATCTACGACAACATCATTGTTCAACTCACCCTTGGCAATTTGCAAATGGGAGAGATTGTCTTCCAATTGAATAGCCAAACGATACAGGTCAAATGGAGGATATTTTTTAGTAAGCGAAACCAGTTCAAAAATAGCATCATTGATGATAGATTCCATTTTAGCCCTGTCATGTTCAGCTTCGTTTTCCCTTCCAATGTACCAGTCGTGGACTGAATTGTTGATGCTCATTTTATCCAGAGCAATGCTGGACTGATTCTTTGCACATTGAATTGCCAAGCGTCCCCGAGATGTTTCAGTTGTGAAAACGTTTGAACCCTGCGTATAGAGGGTAAATTCACTTTTCTCGATGTAGGAACTTGGTTGACGCTTTTCTTGAGTACCTGTCACAAAGGCCAACATATCATTCATTGGACGATTGTGATAAGTATCTGGATCTTGACCGTCCAGAATTTCATAAAGAGTCTGTTTGTCTATTTTTTCCTTTGCTAGCACTTTCTCCAGCAAATTGTTTTTATCCCATTCCTGGGAAAGTTTGTACTTAGCTTTCTGTTCTTGAACATCCAAATTGAACAAAGGATTCGAAATTACTTCTTCGAGACCAGTCTTGTATTTCCCGGTGTTCCTGTCAATCATAAATTTGATTGGGGTGTGACCAGCCTCCCTAAAATACCTCTTGAGGTTTCCCGTTTCTTCGATTTTTCCTTTAGCACCTGTAACAACTGGGGTCATGTGCCTCTTTTGTACAGATTCCTTTTCAACAGGATAGATAATAACAGTTAGGTTTTTCATTCCTTGTACTTTTTCGTGTACTTTGATTAAAGAAGGTAGCCCCGGAATGAGGCTACCTTAAGAATAATATTTGGTAAATTAGGGTTTAAACCCTCTTATATACGGCTGAAAACACTTTCGACACGTCAAAAATGGCCAAACCAGCACTGGATTCACGATAAATACCGCAAAGTTTGCTAGTGCTCGAAGCCCTGCCACCATTGGTGATTGCACCGGTATGGATGTCATAGACGTTACCAACGCTGTAGTATTCTTCCTTCATGGACTCTTTCACCATAGCAATGTTGCTACGGGTCTTGGCCTCGGCAGGAACACCATCAACATCTGCAAGATCCACTACGTCAAACGTGAAGCTCTCATAGGTATAGTTGGTACCAGGAACTTTTTCACGATAGTAGCGGTCATTGTCTTTGGCTGGATCATACATGACAACCAAGGTCATACCATTCGTCATGCGGATCTCAGTGAACTGAGAACCCCAGGAAAGCGAGTTGGGATGAGCAGAGTTGGTTGTCTTACGAATAAAGAAGTCACCAGCCAATACAAAGGGAGACAGACCAGCTTCTGCATTCACCATACGGCTAAACCATTCAAGACCACCACGTCCCGTAGAAAGAACCACAGTGGGTTCACCAACACCGGTAACGCTGTTATAAATGGTAGCCAAGCGGTTATACAGGTCATAGAGAGACATGTCACCAGAATGCTCAAAATAGTGCGGAGATTCCTTACGGACTTGACGCCAGCCAGCACCAACAGTAATTGGCCTACCAGTTTCCCAATCCGTAGTAGTCTCCAATTGACCACGTTCCATCAACATGTTTTTATCTTCTGCCAAACGCTCACCAAGGCGAGTTTCAGCCATAGAGATAAAATTACCATGCTTATATTCAGCGGCTTTGGTTTTATCTGCCAGACCAGGTTGATAGGTATAGCCAACACCAATTGCAGCACCATCTTGATAAGACTGGCCACCAATGGAATAACCCATGCCTGCAGTTTTACCCTGCATCTCCATACGGATGAACTTATCCGTCACCTCAAATTTCCGGTTAACATAACCAATTTGAGATTCGAGTTCAAAACGGTTAGCGAAATAATCGCCACCATATTTTTCATAAAGTTCATCACCACCACTGGTGGAGGCATCAATCACACGGTTGTTAACTTGCAGATAAGAAGGATCAATGAAGGTTACTTCATCACCAGTCTGGAGCTTGCAAGTATATTCCCAATCGCCAAAGCTGGTTGGAATTGGATGACCAATGATACGAAGCAATGGAGCTTCATCAGAATCAGTCTTGAAGAGCACTGGTTCATGGAACCAACCACGGTCAAGATAGATCTTGAATTCATTGTGCATCTTACCAGGTTGGGTACCAAGGTTGGCATCCACACGGGTAATACGGGCATCAGCTTCAATCTTGCCCATCATCCGCCAGGAGTAGCGGGATTTACCAGGAGACGTATAGTAAACATTACCTTGAGCTTCCGTAAGGAATACCCACTTCTTGTTGATACGTTGGTCATTAATGGCAGTGGAGAAAAGTTGCGAATCAACCATCCCAAAATACTCTGGAGACTGATCGCGAAAGAGTTCAGCGTGGGTGTAGCTATCTAGGCGAGAACCACCCCAGCCTGCCCTTGCGTTTTTTACTAGAGCGCTTTTTCTAAAAATCATTGTTTAAATTAATTGTTGTTGTTATGCTGGGATCAGTGAATCCCTATTGCCAGCTTTGTTTGCCTTACCGCTGATCTTAGCAATTGTGGAGGAAAGGCTGTCTGCTATGATGCTGTCCTTAATACCGTTCACTTTCTTAGTGTTGTTTCGAGCATCATATTTAGATGTGTCGAATTGTTTGGTATTAAAATCAAAAGTGGACAAGAAATTGAGGTACTGAGCGTAAAGGGCAGGGTCAGATGTAATTGATTTATTGATGTCCTGAATTTTGCCTGTTACCTCTCGTACTTCTTCTTGCTTCCTTTTAGACCAGCCTGAATCATCAATGGCCTTGTTAAGATTTGCGACAAATTCCTGTTGCTGCTTGAGATTTTGTTCCTTCTCGTATTTGGCTGCATCAATAGCTGCTTGTTTGGATTTGGTAACTTCTTCTTCCCTGTCCTTCAATAGACTCTTGGCCAGTCGAAGTTTCTGATCATCTTCCAATCCATCCAGATAAAGCTGCAGAGCCGTTGGAGAGTCTTTGTAAAGTCTGTGGTTTGAAAGTTCATTCCTAAGAAAATCCTCAGCCTCATCCACGTTTTCAACAACCGGGAGGGTAGGAGAGTCCTCGTCAATTTTGAGGAAATTCAAAAGATCCTGTCGAGTAGGGTTGTCTTTTGAATGAGCAAAAATCAATACGTCTTTAAAAATAGGAGGAGAGCTTTCAATTGCCTTTTCGAGATACTTTTCACCAAGTTTACTACCAAGCTCTCGAAAGGCTTCTACGGTTTGTTGTTCAGGGATGTCATCATCGTCAATTACCCCAAACTCTTTGAAAAGAGAAAAAGCTGCTACTGCGTTGTCTTCTTCTTCGTTTGTAATTTCCTCTAATTCTGGATCTTCATCTGGAATATCGTCAGTAGCAGCAACCTTTTCAATCTCTTCAGTTTCTTCTTCGAAAATAGTAGGGCCTGCAACGGAAAAGTCCACCAGGCCATCAAGGATTTCGTCTTTCGGCATACAAAAATGTTTATATGATTTTGATTCTACAATAGCATTGTTGATTAGAAAATTTTAATCTAAGCACAATATCTAAGCTGGCTTTGATTTGGACTTTGCGGAGAGTCTGGCCAGGGCCAAATCCTTTTGCCTATCCTTTTCATTCTCAATTGATTCATGCTGCATCTTGAGTTGTTCAAGCTCTGCCTTGTCATCTTGAGAATTTCGATTAACGTCATTGGCCATTCTATATCTATCAGCCTCAATCTTGGCCAAAAGTGCTTTGTAGTTCTGTTCAGCTTCAAGATATTTCAGATCATTTGAAAGCTTGAGTTCTGCTTGATAATTGAGCATATCCAATTGAGCTTTCTTCTGCTCATCAAGGGTACGCATCTTGGCTTCTTCAACGGCTTGTTGCTGTTTCTTGGCTCTTTCACCAATCATCAGGATTTCCTTGTGAACTTCTTCGACAGATGAAGTGGATACAAGATTCTTGAGAACCTCTGAAATTGCTCCAACATCTTCACCCATGTTCTGCATAAGTGGCTGCATATTGTTGAGCATGATGTCGAAATAGAGCTTGTCCTTACCAGTGTTGTACACGTAAAGTCCAATGTCTTCCAGTTTATCAAGAGTGGCTGGAGTAATCTTTAGGGTCTCAACGGAGCCATTTGGAAGCACGTATTGTAAAGAATGCTCTCGAATATCACCATCTTCAAATACCTTCTTGATCCAAACTTTCAGGTTGTACAGATGCTCATTGAGGGTATCTTGCCACACCTTGTCGTGGTAGAAAAAATAGGTCTGAGTTGAGAGAGAAAACTGTTGAAGGTTCTGCCTATTATCGGTGACATTGGTACCAGGGGAAGTCGCACCTTCTCTTTGAGGGCCAACACCCATAGCCATACCCACTTTAATATTCACTGCAGAGGCCAGTTGATCCAGCATCATAATTTGCTGGGAGGTATCCACAACTTGGTGAGTGACACCCAAAGTCCTTGTAGGAGGTGGAGGAAGCCCATTGGAGGTCTGCATAGAGTCTATGAGCCTCATCTTTGTTTTACGGGCTATGACTTCCTGGGCAAATACTTTATCCTCTGTAAAAGACGGATTGGTCTGTCCATCACCATTGTTAGAAGCAAGTTCATCAGGAATCTGCTGTACATCAATAATCTTTTCATGTCCAACGTAATCGGCAATTTCCCTGTCTTTCAAATTCTCGATGGCCATGTATTGGAAGGCATAAGGAAGTGCTCTTTGCATTAGGGATACAAACCTTGCGTTCCTGGCATTTACAATACCGCCTTTATAGGTTAGCTCAAAACGAGTAAATGGATTCTCAAGGTTATCCGGTTGAAAAGGAACTTCCCTACAATCAACGTAGATGTCTTCACCAAGCCTTGTAAGCTCATATCGTCTTGGGATCCAAAGAAGCTCTGCTTCATGCGTATTGCCAGTTTCATCTGCCCACACATACTTCGTTGAGGCTTCGTTGAACTTATTGGTAAACTTTACCTCGGAGGCATGCTCAGGAATAAGAGAGGTATTGCCATTCAAAAGAGTAGTAACTGGAATACCGTCTTCATCCTTGTAGGTGTAAAAAATAACCTCCTTGAACGCCTTGAATTCCATGTGAACACGGAATAAACTGGCAGTCCAATTGATATTGGCTGTACCTCTGCCCATGTTCAAACCAACTCCCTTGTCGTTGTAGGAATAACCATATTCTTCGGCCAAAAGAGATTGCCACCTAGTCCTATCAAATACAGGTCTTTGCATATGGTTTTTACCAACAATGGGAGTGGCATTAAAACCAAAGGTCATCACCTTTTCCAGTTCATCGTCGGTAAGCTTGTTACCATATTCCTGGAGAGCATCGGCAATGGTGATTTCATCGCGGTACCAAACATAGTCACCCTTTTGAATATAGGGCGTATTTGGAGATTTGTTGAAGCCAACGTGCAAAGGATTAAGTACCTTAATATAAGGTCTACCATATTGCCATCCTGGATACAGATAAAACCTATCTGAGATAACTTCGTCCTTGAAGGTTTCAAGCTTTTTAGACTGAATGCTCTGATCATGGTAAGTGTACTGCAGAAGCTTGTTGAAAGTAATCTCAGATTCCGAAAGGAAGTTCTTTACATTAATATCCTTTGGAGCAATTTCAGTCCGTAGAGATTCAATGTAGTTGTTAACTTCCTCTGGAGCCATGTTCTCAAGCTGGGCTTTCATTTTCTCCACCTCAAGCCTAAGCTCCTCATTTACTGACTTCATTATCAAGTCATACAGTTCCTTGTCCTTGTTTCGATGTGCCTGTGCAGTTAAAAGAATGATCCTGTGGGTATTGCCCATTGAGAGCAATTCACCCAAGAGAACTTCTATTTTGGTTGGAATTGGGTTGTATGGAATGAGCTTTTCACGAGTAGCACCATAGTCCTCAAGGTTTCCGCAGTAATGCCTAATGTCTTCCGTAAAGTCATCTAGGTCATTATTGAAGAATTTGTACATTTTGTGCATTTCCTCGTAGTCTTCCACCGGAAGTGTGTTTGTAGATGGGATAAGCCGTTTGGCTTGAAACTTATACCACTCTTTGTCCTTTTTAGATTCTGGTACCCGAAGGTGAAGGAAATCAGTGTTCAGATCTTTGAATCTACTTTTCTTGTCTACCATTTCTTCGTTGTTGGAAAATTCGGTTATTGTTTAATAAAGATGTGTATGTGGTAGTCTTTTCGTTTTTCTTTTTATTCTCCGATTGAGCTTTTATCTCTTCCTCTCTTAACTTTAGAATGCAACCTCGGAATCCATCTACGGCATCAAAGTTTCCAGAGAGGTCATACTGGATCATCTGTCGGATAAGATATAGACACGGTAGCCTTTCCCAGTTTTGTTTGAGTCCGTCTTGATGTTCCGTGGATTGAAGTAGCCAGTCGTTGATGTATTTTATCATATTCGACTTACCAAGATCACCTGTACCGGATGTAAAATATCCAGTGGTTGTAACATTTTTGTAAGCCAGAGATGCACCTTGTCCAAACTGAGGAGTGGGTGAAAGCAAATGTATCTTATGCTTCTTTATGTAGTGGGCACGACAGGCATCACCTTTGTTCTTCTCATACATAATGGACATTGGTGGGTTTCCATAAAACGAAATCAGTTTTTCTTGAATTTCATAATACTCGTCGAGTCCACCTTTCGGCTTACCATTATACGAGGCTACTATAGTATTCCCTTTGAGATAGTAAGGTGCTCCAGCATACTTTGGATTCATCAAAATGTACGTTGAGGCAACTGAGGAGCCAGGTTCTTTTCCATCGGCATGTGGGTCATGGCCAATAGCAAAGTAAAGATCTGATGGGATACTTCCATTCAAAGTCTGTGGAAAATCATAAATTACTACACAGCCTTCTGGATTTTTCATTTTAGAAGCATCGTGGGGAAAAGACCTATAAGGTTCTCCGTTATGATCCACTTCATATTTGACTCCATTGGGCATTGTAGAATCCCAAATAAGCTTTACGCAAGTTTCATTTTCTTGATAGCTATTATTTTGCAGCAGCCTTTTTTCTTGTAAGGTCAGTTCTTCTGTGGGTAAAAATGAACCCCTGGAGGTGAGCCACATTTCGGATGGCACCAAAGGATAGTTCATCTTCTCTTTCCTCAGCAAATCTGGATCTTCGGCTTTACCCTTTTCGTCTCGTATTTTCTTGTAGAAATCTACAGCCGAATCCACATTGGTATTTCCGTTGGTATCCTTGAAAGTCCTATCTGTCAAATAACATGGAAGAAAAAGAGCAATCTTGTTTCCAGTATTTTCATAAATATCCTCATGGGTAAGGATACGATATTCCTGCGGCTTGCTGAATAGAGTTTTAAAAGGCTGTACAACCTCGATATTTTCAGAGGTACCGGCTACAACCATTCTACCAAAGTACCTTGTACCAATTCGAATAGTAGCATCGTTTGACTTATAGGCATCTTCCAACAGAGTTGTAAGACCACCTTCCTCTATAATAGACAAAGTGGTACGTGTACCAGCAGCAGCCTGACCACCTTTCTTTTTACCCTTCATTTCGGAATACGAGACGTGGTGTAACCTTGTCTTAGTACCCTTTGTAATTTCCCTGCCTTTTACAAGCGCCTTGTACTCATGTCTCCAAGGATTGTCAATATTATTTGGAGTAAGATCTCCAACCATATTCTTGTAAAATGGAGAAGGCTCATAATCCTCATCTGAAATATCACCCCATGCTCCAAGCTCTGGTCTGGATGCAAAGGCATCCATACTATCTTTAATCTTAGAAACAAGCTCAGAACTCTTACTGGTATCTCCCGATCCTATTACGACTTTAATGGTTGGGGGAGATTTTATATTCTCTGGGGTATAATATTTGACTCCATCCGTAACAATTTCATGTAAAGCCTCTGCTATACCCAAGAAAAAGGAGTTGTGGGTTACGATAAAATCTCTTGTCAGATAAGTATGGTCTTCGTTATCCACCATAATGCACCTCTGGCTAGTTTTTCCTTTTTTTTGGATATCTACAATTGAAACCTTGTTTGGGGCAGAAGATTTTAATCTGCCCAGTTTTCTTGAAAGTTTAAAGATTGGTAAATTCGTATTTATGTATAGTCTCCAAAGAGGTTTTACATTATAGACAGTACCCTTTATGAGTGATGTTTTTTTGTCGTAGCATCCAAGCTGGCAACGTATTCCAAGACTTCTTAAAACATATGCTAGATCTTCCACAAGTTGTTTAGACACAGAATCGTACTCCATTACACCACTGGTAAATATACTCCCATCGGTATCCATTAATCCTCTTACCAATTCCAGCCTTTGCTCAATACTACTGTGCTTATAAATATCTGGAATGAATTTAAACTCCGCTGTACAATTTACATCCAGAGCCTGTAGATCTCTTCCTAGAGGATTATGCCCGTATTTTGAGTTGCGATAAGCGGTATCGCTACTATACTTATCCGTACCCCTATACACTATGGTGTAATTATTATTAGTGCTTTTGTCATAAACTATCTCATAATTTACCAATTTTTGCCTAAATGTCTCAACCATTTCAGGATCACTAGTAGCAATTTTAGGTGTCAAGGTTGTTGTAGTACCGTTGCCTAACATGCAGCCCAATATGTATGGATCTATTGGTAGATTTTTTTCTGAGAAAATTACAGGCTTTGTCTGAGCAATAGCGTATTTGTAAGTATATCCACTTTTAGTATGAGGACGTTTGAATTTTTTCATTAACTCCTCAGTAGTCTTTACAAAAGTTTTTCCACTAGAATTTTGAACTTCCCACAAATGCTCCAATCCACACTCTACTCTCCTACCATCAGATAAAACAACCTCATAAATATCTTTCACCCCTTGAGGATAAATTCCGACAACTTTTGTTTCTCTACCATCTTTACCGTAAACGGTATCTCCTAATTTTAAGTCTCCGATTTGTTTTTCTCCAGTAGGTGTTATAACTATTTCGTAATCTGGTTGTTCTTTTCCGCCGCCCCTTGAACCACCTATAAGGTAATTTTGAGGTGCATTTTCATACAACGGAACCCCCATGGGATCCGTATGAAGGTTGTACATGTACTCACGGGGATCTACGTATTCTTTTAAGGTTCCATTGGACTTGAATAGATTATCCGTTGGAAAACGATTTGTAGCCCCTTTGACATACTCGAAGATATTCTTGTTACTGGTATACCTTTCGTCATCCTGGAATCCAGAGAAACCTAGTGATTCAAAAGATTCGTATCCATAAATCCACATCAAATCCCATAATTCCGGTCTAGCCCCTACAGTTACATTTTGCTTCTCATCGACAATTGTAATCCACCCGTGGTTTCCAAAAAAATACAACTTTGGTGGCATATATCTCCAACCCCTTTCATCATAAGACCATAGACCCTCTATGATCTTTTTTTTCTCACTGAGCCAGTAATTAAAATATCTTGGATCATCAGGATGATAAAGCTTTATAGGTTGTACAAAGTTGTTTACATCATGTATGGTAAAGTCGTTCATATTTCAATTTAAAGAATTCCTCTTTCAGCCAAAGATTCTTTTCTACCCCCTTTAACTCTGGATGATTTTTTAAACTCAAGGAATTGCTCTTCCAGTTTTTCATAATTCTTGTAAATTGCTGGAGTATTTTTCCTCATTGCATCCAACTGTGTAGCAGTTCCTTTTTTATTTATCCAACGATTGTTACCAATTGGAACTAGGTCATCCAGTGTATAGTTAGTACGCTGAGTCTCTTCGATAAATCTTGCCCTTTGCACCATACTATCTATCTCTTCTTTCAGTGCCCTTTCTATTGCTGACATTGCCAGCATAGGATATTCATCCATACACTGTACAATCAAAGGATCTTCGATATCTATATCAGCATAGAAGGTCTCTTTCAGCATTGCCAATCTATCTTGTTTCGGAATCCTTGCAAATTTGTTAACTTCGTCATCGACTTCGCACATGAAAAAAACAACAGAAATTTCCTTCGATGAGATTTCTTTACCCTTTGTAGTATCCCTATTGTACAAGGCACTGAAAGGTTTCATAAGTGCCAACTGAGGGTTTAGTTGCCAAAAATTAAAATCTTTTGCCAGTACGTCAAAATTCTTGTTCATTTCTGTCAACTTACTCATACTATCGTTTGATTAACGCTTTAATCTTCAAAGTAGTGGTAAAAACATTGTTTTCAACCTTTACCGTAACAGTGATATTCCTATTGAAATAATACTCCTGCATTGCATTTGGCAACCTAGACATGGTTGCCGATACGGTTAAAAGTTTCCCTTGGATCAAAGGAATAGTGCAGCCACAATCGGCTGTAGCTGCAACTATTTCATATTTGGATTCAAAGGTGGTATTCTGAACTGTTTTCTCTTTCACTACTCCAAAGTCATGTTCAGTTTTTTCGAATAATACCATTTTAGATTTTTTTATACGTGCCAAGTACATTGGCCTTTTTCCTATCGTTTTCCCGTTTCATTAGCCACAGTCCAGCCTCTTCCAATTTGGTAATGGCCACAGAGGTTTCTTTACTGGCTAGCTCACCGACGTTGACTGCTTTGAGGTGGTCAATACATACGGCAATAAGTTGTTCCACAAGGAGGCCATCAATTTTAGGCAGAACATTTTCACCTTCAATTTTTGAGCCGCGAAGCATGTTAATGGTTGTACACCAGTTTTCCACAGGTTCATTTGTGCCAACTAATTCGATTCCCTTACCTTGAACTACTGTATAGTTTGGAACAGAATAGCGATAGGGTTCCATTTTTTCAAATACTGCTTTGTCTGACATGTTTAAAACTGTTTAGTTTCACGAATAACAATATTGGTGATCTTCTTTTTCTTGTTCAAATCACACGGTTTCAAGGCCATGATGCTTTCTGTACTAGGACAACCACAGCAATCTCTAAAACCCTTCTCTACGCATTTTGGACACGATGAGGCTATCTTGAACATTTCCTCAAGGTTATCCATTTGAAAATGTTTCTGATACTGAGAGTGAATAAAAGCCTTGTAGTGGCCTATGAAAAAGTAAACGATGGAATAAGGATTCCGAATGACATAAAGAAGCTTATTCAGCTTTTGCATAACGAAGAATGATTTGATTTCTACCAACAATCACGTAACCAAAGTCAGGGTCTGTGAGATCTTTGGGTACATCTGGATTCTTGCTGTTTGGATGGAGGTATGAAAACTTTGGTACAACAAAATTCCTTCCTGGAAAGGGAGCCACTGTTGTGGGAGGATCCAATTGAACCAAATCACCCGCTTTGTAGAAATTTTCCCCGTTGGGTATGGCTACAATTACGGCATTTCCACGGTAGGCGTATGGATCAACAATCTCTTCTTTGATAAACTCTTTTCCACGTTCATGGGTGATCTGTACCTTTGGTAAACCATAGTTCCCAATTACCAGGGTAGATTCTTCGGAAGCATATTCATTACCAGTAAAAACAAAACACCTTAGAATAAAACCATGCTGAGGTTCAAGGGAGGCATAGGTTGGATCAAGGTTTTTGAGGTTATCGTTATACTCCTTACGAATCTGAGCATCCTTCTCTGCCGAGGCAAAATTGTTGTTTCCAAGTCCAATAAGTCCAGTGGACATTGCTTGTTCAGCGGCACCAAGGATGATTGCCTCCTGCACATCCTCTTTTACGGCAGAAAAGAAATGCTGCCTCTTTGGTTCACCCATTTGATAGTTTGGATTTTGAAGCTGGGAGATATGTCCACCCAATGTATCATTCTTGATCTTACGGTTGCTTTTGCCAATATTCATGTTAGTCTTTTAAAATAAAGTTTTCAGGATTGTTTAGCCTGCCTGTGATTCTTTCATTCACCTCTGTTGCCCTATCTGGATGATACATCCTTTTGTAACGCTGGTGCTTTGTGTTCACGTCGGAATAAGGAAGGTTGAGAAGAATGGATACCCAGTAGTCGTAGATTTCTTTCCAGTTTGCTTTTGTTTTTTCAGAAGGTTCTTCTTCCCGAATCTTTTTGTTAATGAGTTTCAGTTCTCCAAGGATCTTTGCTGGCCTGAGATCTATCCTAAAATAAGGTAGAAGGATTCCAAGCTTGATTGTGTGAAGCTCATGTATGTACTCTCTGATGGCCTTCCAAAAATCACTTACCACAGTTTCCACCAATTCCCTTGGCAAACCAAGTTCTTCGGCAGTCAAATCAATTGGATCCATAAAGTTCTTTGAGTTCTTGTTCCTTTGTTTTGGTGGTTATCTTGAAAGAAATCTCAAGATCTATGTAGGCAGAGGGTTTGTCATAGTAAAGCTGCATGACATTTCTAAGGTGTTGGGCCAAATACCCATACTTTGTTACCCAACCTTTTTTCTTCAACGAGAAGGCTACCTGGGCAATGTAGTTGTTGTTAAATTCTGGAAAACGAAGCAGGAGCTTCTTGAGAGGCATCTTAGAGAACTGAATCGAAGAAGGGTTCTGTGTACAAATGTAGGACATGATGTGCATCTCTCTTTCAGAGAGCTTCATGTTCTTTGGCCTCAAACCATTTGTAATCGAGAGGAATTTGTACCACACGTCTTCTTGCGTATCCACCCTAACGATGTTGGGCTTGGTCATATTAACACTTTTTTAACTATTGGTAGTTTGCCAATCTGAAAGTCAGATTTACCTTTGCCAGTTCTTTGACATTGTTTAAATTTTTATCCTTCGATTCCAATTAATTGGTAAAGTAGAATGTCACAAATCAAAAGCATCAGGATTAATTTCTTGGGCTTTTCTAATATGGTGCAAAAGTTCATTAATAAAAAAGTAAAGTCAACTTATTACAAGTGTACGTTACATATGTATTGTTAAGGATGACCTGTGAATACTGGGTTTTTACAATTAGTATTTAAATAAGCCCCCGGCCATTTTGTGAGTGAGAAAGATACCCCCCGGTGGGTTGATTGGGGTGATTGGGGTGAAAATATTTGAGAGGGTACCGATTACCTGTAGTTTAAAAATATTTGAGAGGGGGTACATTAGTACCTAACCACCTATACCACCCCCATCCTTTACCTTAGGCGGAAGTCCCCCCACATTCATTCACATCAAAATCCATTTCAAATGAATAAGTTATTGCAAGCAATCGTCGC